TCGAGGGGGATACGATCGAGCTGCGGGCAATGGATGTCAGGGACGATCCAGGCTCGGTTGACGTCGTAGCGCTGCTGCCATTCGGTGAATCCGAACCGACCGCGGTAGGGGATCGCCGGCAGGTTCTTGAAGGTCTTGACGCGCATGAGGCCGACGCCGCCGATGTTCGTGCACGGCTCGATGTCGTAGCGTCCGTCCCAAGGTTTGCCGTCCCGATATGCCATTTCGACCATGCCCGCCTCCATGCCCAGAAGCTCGAGCGTCGGATGCTTGAGCATCACCGAGAGGAGCGCGTCGAGCCAGCCCCCCGGGAGAGCGATGTCCGAGTCGATCTTCGCGAAGAGGTCCGCCTCCGAGGTCGCGAGATAGTGGTTCATCACGGCCGGCGGTGAGCGGAAGTCCCCCTGCCGGAGCTCGGCGACGATGCCACCGTTCATCCCGTCGAGCGCATCGACCTGCTCGCGGAGGAACTCGAGCGTGCCATCTTCGGAGCCGTCGTCGTAGACGATCAGCCTCGCGACGTGCTCCCAGGCTGTGTGAGCAATGAGCCAGGCCCAGCTAGCCGAAACCATCTCGCGGCGGTTCCACGCGAGGAACAGAACGTCGATCTTCACGGAGGCGACTCACCGGCCATTCCAGAAGAGGGCCGACGATGCGGGCGAAAGGAGGCAAGGCATGGTTCGCCCGAAACTCCCGCGTCTCGTCTCCGTGAATTCTTAGCCATCGCGCACTTTACGCACCAGATCGAGCATCCTGCCACGTTCCTCGCGATGCTGTGGCTGCTGCCACATCCGATTCGGCGCGCTCGCCCAGGGGAGGTCCTCATAGGGCACGTCGACCATCGTGTACGGGGTCAGGCCCGTGAAGACGACGTCGCAGGTGCGGAGAAACAGCGGACCCCAACGGCCGTGTTCAGAAAAGGTCACATCGTCGAGCGGAGACTCGCGATGGAACGTGGCCGCACCCCAGCGCTGGAAAGCCCGCTCCGGAAGGTCACGATGGAAACACGCACCGAACCCCACGAGCGCGTGCTCCCGGTAGAACGAGTGCCGGAAATTCGCGGGCATGTTGACGACGAGACGGCCGTACTCCGCGCTGCCCGAGTCCGATTGCCAGATGATCTCCTCGATCCCTTCGGATGTGTGGAGCACGTCGTCGTCCTGGACGTAGATGAGATCGCCACTGGCGTAGTCGATCGCGGCGTAGCGTCCGTAGACAGCGAAATCGTCCAACTCTCCCTTCCCGGTAACGATCCTCGCCAGCGTGTGCTTCATCACTCGGCGCGAGACGCTCCCTATTCCGTTGTCCCAGACGATCGTTTCGTACTCCTCTGGGATTGACTCGAGGATCGGGTTGAGATCGACGTCACCGCGCGTGACGATGACGGCGGAGACCCTCACTGCTTGTCCCCGAGCGGTCGAGCTATCGTCCAGCCCGTCGTCGGATGCCGCTGTCGCGGCAAATAGCACGCGCGGCACTTGTCCCAGTTACGCCACCGCCCGATTGCGACGAACTGGTGTGGGCCGACCTCGACGCCCGTATCGTCGGAACGAAAGTCCACCGAGAAGCCCATCGGTGCGATGCGGAAGCTCACCAGCGCCACTCGACAATCTCGCACGCAATCTCTTCCTCGATCAACGCGCGTCCCCGATCGGGCTCGTGCCACTCAACCCAGACGAGCTTGAGCAGCGCATCGGCACGTCGAGCGATCAGATGGCGCAAGAGAGCGTATTCCGAGCCCTCCGCGTCGATTTTCAAGATGATGTCGTTGGCGTCGAGGTCCACGATGAAGCGCGCCAAGTCGAAGCACGGCACCTTGGGTGCGTCGCGGAGCTCCGTCACCCAGGAGTTCAGGCTGTCCGAGCGGAAGCCGATCTCGCCGTCGTAGATCCAGGCGGCCTTCTTCTCGATCAGGATGCGAGTGGCCTTCGTCGGGCCAGTCGGCCCACCTGGAGGATGCGGCGGCCACGGGTACTCGTCGGAGCCCTGGTTCGGATCAAAACCGTACAGCACGTCCGGGTGGAACTCCTCGATCAGCCGCTCGATCGAGTAGTCGCCGCCGTAGCGGGCGCAGCCGATGTCAATGACGATCATCGGTTCACCTTCCTCGCCGCGCGGGCTGCCTTCTGACGTCGGCGCGCGAGGCCACGTTTGCCGGCTCCTCGCGGCGACTTCGCGTGCGTTTCGGTCCATCCAAAGAAGGCGTTGAGCCGCTTCACACCAGCCTCGTGTGTTTTACGGGTGATTCTCATGCTCTCTCCTTCAGGATCTCACGCATGGCCGCGGGATCATCCACCGCCGCCTTGTAGCGCTCGGCCAGTTCGCAGTTCGCCTGGAAGTGGGGCTCGAGCGCGCGATCGACGAGCGGGTGCGCCATATGGTAGGCCGAGCCGTGGATCCGCTCGCGTCCGCCGAAGGTCGCCGCGGCGTAGAAGAAGGCCGAAACCTGCCCTCCCCAGCCGCGAAAGCGCTCATCGAAGCCGCCTGTCTCGTCCCAGATGTCGCGGCGAACGGCGAAACAGCACTCCCAGGTGAGCCCGACGGACTCGTCGGTATCAGCGAAGTTCGCGGCCTTGCCGTTCACAACGGACTCCGTCCCCTCCTCGGTCAGATAGCGCAGGTGGCTGTACGCGACGGTGTACGCGCCCGTGCGGTAGCAGCGCATGATGGCGGCGTCGGCCTGGTCCGGGGACCCGAGCAGGATGTCCGCGTCCGCGAAGAGGGCCACGTCCCAGTCGCCGGCGTTAGCTGCCGCGAGATTCCGCGACGCCGCGCGCTCGAAGGGATCTGTCGTCGCCTCTTCGATGTCGAGGTCGAGCTCTGCCCAGAGTGAGCGTGCGTGCATCCAGTTCCGAAGTCGCGGACCGGAGTCCGTCTTGAAGGGGACGAGGATGACGGCCTTCATGTGCGCTTTCCTCGTTGCTTCGCACTGATTGAACGCAGGGCGTTTGACTCGGCGCTCTTCGGGCGACCGCGCATGAAATCACTTACTTGCTGGCGTTGCTCGGGACCCATAACCGCACGCTTCTTCGTTGGCGAGGATTGCTTACCACGGTTTCCCACGCTCAGATTCAACAGGTCATATCCTTCCCGAATCAGTGCCGTGTGCCACCGCCGTTCCGCTTCATTCGTATCTTCAGGATCCGCTTCAAGCACTCTGATACCGGGACAGGCACCCTCAAGCGCAATGATCCACTGGGAGACAGGACGTCTCGCGCCGTTCTTCCTTCGTGTCTCGTTGATATGCCCACGCAGGCGATCTCGGAGCGACTTCTCGGTCTGACCGACGTAACGTGGTTCATCTGTCGCTGGCTCGGTCAGCGCATAGATCACGGTTCGCGGCCTGCGAGCAACAGCTCCATATCCAAGCGTAAACTCTTCACCCAGATATTCGATTGAGGCCCGTACATCCAACCGCTCAATCACGAAACCTTCGGCCTCTAGAAGTGCACGAATCCCAAAGCGCGTCAGTCGGCACAGATCGTCATCTTCTACCTGGGGCCAGTTCGTCGGCCCGGTCAGGACCAGTTTTCCACCAGGACGGAGCAGGCGGTAGAAGAGCGAGATCAGACCCGCAGGGTACGGCACGTACTGGATCACTTGTGTCATCAGAATGGTGTCCCACGAACCCTCCGTCATCGGCCCCTCGGGCGTGAGATCCTCTGTCGCTATGGAAGCCGGAAACGCGACGCGATCGAACGCCTGGTAGTTGCCGCCAGCCGCTCTCACAATCTCGGCGTAACGCATCCGTCCTGCCCCGTAGTCGAGCACCCTGCCGGAGAGGTAGCCCTCGTCGGCGGCGCCCTGGACGAAGGCGCGAATGGACTGCGCTTCGAGTTCGCGGAGATCGCTCACGATTCTTCCCATTCCCAGTCACACCAGAGAAAAGGCTCGCCGCGAAGAGCTCGTCCAATCTGCGCCATCGCGAAGAGGGCCTGCCGCGTGGTGATACCGAAGATCACGGGACATACTCGCGAATGCAGTCGTCGATGAAGTGCGCCCGCGTCGCCGGACAGCAAATCTGCGACTCGTAGCAGGCCAGGGCGCGGTACTTGAGCGCCACCCACTCAGGTTCGTACTCGACCTCTGCGCCTTTCGAGCGCCCCCCAAGGCGGGTGTAGGTCAGATAGGGCTGGACGCGAAGGCCGAACACGCCAAGGGCAATTCGGCCGATCTCGTTGTGCTGCTCATGGCCGCTCTCTTCGATTGCCGGCGCGAAGACGATCGAAGGGTTGAACTGGAGTTGGCATTCCGAGATCGCAATGGCAATCTCTCGCCAGTCGGGATCGCTGTCGAGGTATTCCCAGTGTCCGTACCAGCCGATCCCGAGCTCGCCGAGAGCGCACATCGTCTCGCGCTCGCGTGTCTCCCAGGTGATCGGGCCTCCGGGGTACGCGGGGCTGTTCTGGACGTCGCTGCGAAGACAGGTGATGACCATAGCGTCGTCCTGGTGGTGGATCAGGTTGAAGCACGAGAAGAGCACGAGGTCGTCGTCGTGGGGCTCGAGGAAGAGGGCGGTCATTCTGGCTGTGCTCGAAAGGCGCGGAGTCCGGTCTCGCGAAGCCAGTGCTCGGCACAGACATCCGAACAGAAGTGAAGTTCGCCCGGAGTGGCCATAGTCCGCAGAAGACCCATTGGCTCGAGCCTGATCCAGCCCATGAGCGCGACGTCATCGAGCTTCTCGAGGTCGCACTGATCGCAGGAGACCGTCGTCAGCATAGTTCCGCCATACGGCGTTTCCTGGTGGTGTAGACGCTTCATCCTCGCTGCCACCAACGCCTTTTCTTCTTCTGCGGGTTGATCTCCTCGAGCAGTTGCTCCCGACGGATTCCCTCGAGCGATTCCACGAGCACCGTCATCTCTTCGCGAATGGCGGCGAGGCGCCCGACGTCGTCGCGCGAGCGCTCGGCCTCGCGCATGAGTAGGTTCACTTCGAGCTGAATGAGTCCGACGCGAGCCAGTCGCTCGCTCATGTCAACAACCTCTTCTGCTCGCCCAGCCAATCCCTACGGCGAGCGGCGAACAGACGGATGTCCTGTCGACCCTGCGCGAGCCCCTTCTCATAGGTCGCGTCCATCTTGGGTCCTCCCGGCCAGAGCGGATGATGGTGAAGTACCCGCGCCCCGCGGCAGAAGGCCCAAACTCCTCGCTGCTGCGCGAGAAAAATGAGCTCATTGTCCGTGCACTGATGGTCGTAGGCATCGGAGAACACGGTGCCGGGACCGTCGAAGGAGGCGCCGGGGTCGTCGCAGTAGGTCCGCGCGATGAGCGTGTGCGTCGAGTGCCGGCCGTGCTTGACCGCGGGGTTGCCGCCGTCGTAGGTTCCGATGACGAGAGCGCCCGTCGAGTCATGCTCTTGCCTGAGCGCATCGTCCCAGCCCTTCTCGAAGGTGATGTCGTCGGCACCCTGAAAGATCCACGTCTCGTAAGTGGAGCGATAGCCGAATGCGATCTTCTTCGCGAAGTCCGCTCGCCCAGGCTCCCAGTCCGCAACCAGGACGTCCGCCTGCGTCGCGCGGCACGCTGCGATCTCGTCCGCGTCGTTCGGCGAGCAGACGAAGACGAGGCGCACCTTCGGGCTGGCGACGCGAAGGGAATGTGCGAGCTTGGCCGCGTTCTGCGGCCGCCCGAGGACCGGAATGAGCGCGACGATGCTCACTCGAGGATGCCCTCTCGAAACGCGAGCGCGACCGCGTGCGTGCGGTTTCTCGCCTCAAGCGCCCTGAGCACCGAGCGAACGTGGCTCTTGACTGTCTCGAGTGCGATATGCAAACGCTTGCTGATTTCGTGATTCGAGAGACCATCGGCGAGCAGGTGGAGCACCTCGAGTTCGCGTTCGCTCATAGAATCTCCCGCCCTCTAGTCCCGACTCCAGCAACGAGTCGATGCGCGACCGGAGTCGGGACTACAGGACATCGACAGAGAGGAAGAAGCGCATCGACCCGCGGAGCTTAGAACACTGGCACGCGCAATGCAAGCTCGTCGCGAAACTCGAGCACGTCGAGAACGATCGCCGTGTCCGTATCGGTCAGACCGTCCTGGTAGCCCTTACCGTAAGCCGCACGGATGAAGAGGGCCGCGCGCTCGAGATCCAGGGGGATCTCGAAGGTCCTGAGCTCCTCGTGCAGTTCCACGATCCCGTGATCCGCCCACTCCTGGGCCGTCATTCGCTGGCCACGGAGGCGACGAGGCGGTCGGGCTCGGCGGCCATGATTACCGCAAGGGCTGGCCTGTGTAGCGGGCCCCAGATCGCGAGCGACAACTCGATGGCGCCGGGGAGACCGAAACGCTCGATCCAGTATTGACGCTCGGCCTCGGTCACCTTTGGGGAGGCTTTGCGTCGCCGAGCGATACCGCAGCAGCGCCGGCACTTGTGCGGGTGCTCGCCGGCACGGATCAGACGCGCGTGACGCGCGGAGACCTCAAAGGGAGAGTCGCACCCGTCACACGTCAGAGTTACTCGAGCCTCGGGTGTGGTCACGCGCTCAGGATACGGCCGGCTCCGGTCGGAATGCCAGCGTGCTGTGGGAGACGGATGGAGGACGGATCGTAGAGCCGCGAGCGGCGTTGGCCCTTGGTTCGCACCCAGTTGATCGCCTGGGTGGTCATGTCGACGAGGTCGTCGTTTCGCCCGCGCGGGAACTTCGCGCACTGCTCGATGACCTCCTGCGCCCACGCCGGCGTCTTGCCGGGAACGTACTCGGGGCCTCGACCGAGTTCGTCGTGGGGTGGCTTCGCTTGGCCCGCGATGAAGACGTTGCCCGAGCTCAGATCCGGCTCGGCGGCGACGGCCCGTTGAGTCTTGTCGAGGTTCCCGGGGTTGTACGGATGCACGCCCGGGATCTCGCGGCGAAGCTGCTGGATGATCTCAACACCGTTCGACTTCTTTTCGATCAGGGTGTAGATGCCAGCGCTCGGCCAGCGCTCCATCGCCCATGAGCGCATGACGAGCATTTCGGTCTTCGTGCGGGTGAGCGAGGCTCGCTCGTAGAAGGTCCGCAGGAGGTAGCGATCCGGCCCGACGATGCCCCATACGCCACCGGCGACAGGATCGTTCGTCGTCTTATCCTTGAAGGATGTGTCCCAGGAGCAGACGATCAGGTTGAACTGCGGCAGACCGCGGACGTCGCCTTCCTCGGCCTCGGCTAGGACCTCCTCGGGGTAGTAGTTCCAGAACGCTCGCAGCAGGATCTCCCCGACGCGTGAGGCGGGCTCCTGCTGGAGCTGGCCGGCCGCACGATGGGCCCCGAGACGATGGATGCGCTCCGCGTTCTCGGCCTCTCCGATCCGCGCTGGGCAGAGAAGCTCGCCTTCCTCGCGGGGGTCATCGGGCCACACGAACTGATGATTCGGGTCGAAGCGCTCAGGAAGACAGAGGATCTCCCAGCCCTGGTCTACGAGATGCCCGGAGAGATCCTTCTCGTGAAGGCGCTGCTG